TAAAATCAGTAACGGCTGGAAATCATTCAATACTAGCACTATCGAAAGTTCACCAGCCAACCGCAGTACGTTCTTGCATACGAGGTGCCGCGTTTTACATGCTGTACCGAGAATTAATTTCATTTTACGAAAAGTTAATCCGCCATTGCTATCTTAATTTTTTAAAACGAAGTTACCTCTGTCAGAGTCAAAAGCACAATTATCTCTTCCTACAATCATTGAAACTGCGATTGATTCCCTGCTCAAAGGATGAGCCGCCCTTGTTTTAACAAGATATATTAATGCCATTTTATCATACAACATACAAACATTTGAATTCATTGAATTCCTCATAAATACCCCATCTTCTGGTTCACATAATGTAACAGGGCATGTTCGTAAGCTCTCTGGCACTTGCAATTGTGCATGCTCCACATTAAATGCACATACTTCAATTTTATCTAACAACTCCTCTAACTGGTAGTTAGAAAGCAATTCCATATTTTCGAGCATCTCAATTTCACGCAGTACTGTAACTTCACGGCTTGTCAAACTACCATGATTAAGTGTACGTTCAATATGTTCTATATATTGAAGGCCAATCTGGATGTTATCATTCGATAAACCATCCTGGTTAAGACTTCCCATAAAATATCCATTTACCTGCATAGGTCGTATTGACACCATCAACTCACCCAGTCTTACTTGAGCTTCTCCACGAATAGTCTGATTACGTATCTCAGACAAGGTTTCTTGAGGAATGTCAGACAAAAAACTAACCCCAGGTAAAATATAAGGCGTTAAATCTACAGGCATTCCTCTCCCTCCATTTTAATAATTTAATTTTGCTTTAGTAAAAAATAAAAATACACAAAACTATATTTATAGCATTAATTATCACTTACAACAAAAAGCTTCTCTTTTTGCATCAAAGTGACATTCGTCTTTTCTCATAATCATTGATTCTGTTATAGGTTCTCGACTCAGAGGATGAGTTCCACCAGTTTCAACAAGTTGCACTAACGCATCCTTATCATATAGAGAGCATATCTCAGCACCTCGTGAGTTTCTCATGAACACTCCAGTCTCAGGTGTGTCCAGCGTTATCGGGCATGTCAAAAATGACTCCGGGCAAGAAAAGTGATTAGAATCCGTTCCAAATACACAAGAATTTATTTTTTCCATTAATATTTTATTACCTGTTTTATTTTCTCTGTGTTCTGCCATGACACTCTGAAAATAGTTATTAACACTACTTAAAAAATCGACACCTCCATTTAATTGCCTTTCCAGAGCCACAGCCCTTCTATCCATTCGATGCTCACGCCCCAATAGCCTATCCAGTAAGCCTCCTCTCACCGGTTCAACTGAAAATCCATCCAGTAGTTGGACATAGTGAACAGAATATTGGCCACTACCAATGGATATTCTTATTCCACTTTCAAGTCTGGCTGCATCCTGCAAAGACTGTACTCTTGCAGGAGATAATTGAGATATACTTGGGATACTTAAGGTGGTAACAGGCATAAAAACCTCATTCAGTAATTCATATCAGTTTGCAGGATGTTTCATTAAATAAAATAAATGGTAATGTTCATTTCAATTACCCTTTATAATGAAGTTTCCTCTGGTATCGTCATAAATGCATTCTTCATGTTTTACAATTATTGATGCCGTTATTGGTTCCCGGGTCAGTGGGTGGGGTAAGCCTTCACCAACCAAACGAGAAAATGCAGCGGCATCAAATAAAGTACATACATCTGAACCATCTGAATTCTTCACAAAAATACCTTTTTCAGGCTGCTCCAGTGTAATTGGACACTGAATAGCCTCAAGCGGGCACTGAAGTCTCTCTGGACAAACAGAAAACTTACATTGAGATATTTTGTTCTGAATACTCTCTTGCGATTGTGCTTCACCTGAGTCCGAAAGCATACTTAGCATTCTCTCACCAAGGGCTCGAGGACCACTATTAAATCCCAAAAGCAATAACTCAGAAAGCAATCCGCCATTACCGCCACTGGATGAAAAGCGCCCATTAGTAGAATCATACACAATACTGACAGTTTCACCACCGACTGTAATATCTCCGCGCCCATTGGCTACAATTCGGGCACGAACAACCTCCACCCCAAGATTAAATGAATGTGATCTAATATCTGAGGTTAATGGCATAACAAAGCTCCCTATTTTAATTTGAACTCCAGACTTAAATAGCTGTAACAAACATCCCCCATACGTGACAACAAAAAACCGGAGCCGGACTCCGGTTTTTGTGAAGCTGTCGGCTATTTCATCCCGCCAATATTTTCCCACGTCCCGTCAGCACGCAGGATTTGCAGCGGTCTTACCACACACTGTATCTGCTTTTTATCCGCATCCAGTATCACCACCTGCGTGATTACCCTGTCCTGCTCCGGGATAATACCATTCTCATCTGACTCCAGGATGTCTGCCGGCCCCAGTCGCAGCTGTGCTGTAAGCGACTGCCCGTGTTCACAGTCATCATGCTTTCCGCAACCGCACAGACGCTGCATAAGTTTTTTTAGTATGTTCATGTCATTCTCCTGTTCTGCCTGTATCACTGCCCACTTCATCCAGCCCCTTGACATCCTGCCACGGCCCGTCACCAAACCTGACCTGCAAATGCTGAAAAAAACCCTGAACCCGTGTGGCATCTTTGGGGGCAAGAAAGGTCAGTCCGGTGATGAGTGCGCCATCTGTATCCGGGAACCAGCCATGGCTGTTTGTCTCAATAATGTTTCCCGGCCCCAGACGGAACCGTATTTGCGTCTCCCCCGGGTCGCCCTTCGGCCCCTGAGGTCCGGTTGCCCCCACCGGGCCAGCCGCACCTGTTTCTCCTTTCGGTCCCTGTGGGCCTGCCGGGCCTGCCGCACCGGTATCTCCCTCTCGGTCCCCGTTCACCGGTTGCCCCTGCCGGGCCGGTGTCTCCACGCTCTCCTTTATCTCCCTTCGGCCCCTGAGGACCCGCGGGCCCCGGTTCCCCCTTTGGCCCGGGAGGTCCCACCACGGTGGGGATTCGGTTTACGGCTTCTTCCGCCGCTATCCTGCTTTGTTCCGCTGACTGTGCGCTTTCTGCTGACTCCCGGGCTTTTTCTGCTGCGGTCGTTGCATCCCTGGATGCATTACCGGCTGCACTTTCTGCCGTCTTTCTTGACAACTCAGCATCTGCTGCACTTTGTGATGACTCACTGGCTTTTTGAGCGGCCGCAGAGGCCGAGGACGAGGACGCCTCCTCTGACTGCTTTGCAGCGGCTGCACTTTCTGCCGCCTGCCGGGCTGACTCCGATGCTCCCCTGCTGAAGTGTCAGCATTTGCCGCGCTCTCTTCTGCCTGACTGGCTGATATGCCGGCATTCCTCGCGGACGTCTCTGCTTCTCCGGCATTCTTCTTCGCCTCCTCTGCGTGACGCGCTGCTTCTTCCACCATCAGTTCAAAACGACGCAGTGCCTCCGGACGGACGTCATCCTCCGACATGGCACCGAGAAAATCATTCAGCGTACCGGGTTGAGAATCTTCATACACGGTGATGGTCCCGGCATGTGACGGCGGGAATCCTTCCACCAACAGAATGACGCTGTACTGACCGTACTCAACGTCCATGCTGTAACGACCGGCTTCATCCGGATTTTCAGAGGCCACCGTGTTCACCACCACCGTGCTGCTGGTCCGTCTGGCTTTCAGTTGAATGGTGCAGTTCTCTACCGGTTTTCCTGTGCCGTCTTTCAGTACACCTGAAATCTTTACTGCCATATTCACCCCACAAAAAAGCCCGCCTGAACCGGCGGGCTGTCATAACACTGTGTTACCTGGCTAATCAGAACTTATAACCGACACCCACGATGAAACCGTCAGTGCGCCAGTCGCCACTGCCGGAGCCTTCATAAGCAATATCAATGGCCACGGATTCGGTCGGGTTAAACTGCACGCCAGCTCCCCACGCCAGAGACGTGTTGCTGTGGCGACCGTCATCACTTCCGGTCAGCACATCATGCGTTTTCCCCTTGTTGTCAGTTACGCGGAGATAATCCCCGGAGAAAGTCGACACACGGCTGTAAGCCACACCCGCCATCGCATACGCGCTGAACCATTCATTCACGCGCACAGACGGCCCCGCCATTACGCTGAACCAGCGGTTACGAACGGAATCTTCATGCCAGCGGGTATCGCTGTAACGGGTCAGCTGGCGATTCCTGTCTCCTGCATAGCTGAACGACGTCACCATCCCCAGTGTGTCCGTAAACTCATAACGGTATTTCACGTTAATCCCGTTCAGTTCATCGCTGCCAGGAACGTTCGTCGAGACATGAAGATACCCCGCGCTCAGCGTTGACTGATGTTCAGACGCCCATGCAGGCGCACCGGATACGGCCAGACAAATGGCTGCGGACAAAATGGCGGCATAAAGTTTACGCATAATTACCTCTCGCTTTTCTGCAATAAAAAAGGCGTCATTTCTGACGCCCGTTCTGGGTTATAAAATTCAGCTGATACTGATGCCTGCGGTGGCTTTCTTCATCACCACAACCAGCAAATCGCTGATACTTGCTGTGGGATACCAGTTATTCACCAGCCATGCTGACACCGAAAACTCCAGCGTCATGTGACCGTGACCGGCAGGCATATCAATAACGCCACTGTAAATCAGCGTATTATCCAGCGCGGTACGGTTATAAATTTCAGCACCGTTTTTCCGCACTATCAGACGGCATGAGGAGTAAATATCAGT